GCGATGTAATCGAAGGCCGAGCGAAATGGGCCGATTAGGCCGTCAGCTAGACCCCGGAAGAAGTCGAGAATCGACGAGAAGATATCCGCGCCGAATACGGCCGCGATGCCGTCGCCGATTATCGCGAGGCCCGACAAGATCGGGTCCGCGATCGAGCCCGCGAAGCGGGTGATAACGTTGTAGATCGCGCCGAAGATGCCGGAGACCGTTTCGCCCACGGTGGCGAAGGCCCCGGTGATGGTCGCGACGATCGAGCCGCCAACAGTCTGGACGGTGCCGACCAGGCCGACGAAGGCTTCGGAGATCAGGCCAACGGCTTCGGCGAATAGGGCGCCGATAAAGGTCGCGGTGGCGGAGAAGCCCTCCATCATGGTCGAGCCGACGTCGCGCAGCGTGTCGACGAGGCCGAAGAACATGTCCGCGACACCCGATATCATGCCCGCGACGATGCTGTAGACAGCCGCCACATTGTGTTCGAAAACCAGCATGATCCCGGCCCAGGCGATGTCGACGGCGAGGCCCCATTCGCCCGCGAGCAAGGCGTCGGCGATGCCGCCAATAACCTGAGTGAACCGCTGCCAGACGCCCATGATTCCCTTGGTGAGCGAATCCCACGCGGCAGCCCCGGTGTCCGTGAGTTGCACGAAGGCCACGCCGAGCGCGGTGACGACGGCGATGACGGCGGCGACGGCGAGAATGGCGAGACCGACGGGACCGGCGAGGAAAGTGAACGCGGCGGAGATGGCGGCGACGATGGGGCCGATGGCGATGAGTGCCGAGCCGATGCCGGAGATGATCGCGCCGGCGGTCGCGAGAGCGGCGCCAACACCGAATACGGCGGTGCCGACGGTCACGAGGGCCGCGCCGACGGCAAGCACGATCTTGATCAGGCCCCGGTTGTTTTGCGCGAATTCGATCGCGGCGGCGAGGGCCTGCGTGATGATGGGAATAAAGGGCGTGACGGCTTCGATGAGGGCAGCGCCGAACTCCTGCCAGATGCGCTTTAATTGCTTGCCGATGATGGCCATCGAGTCGCCCCAGGCCGCGAACATGCCGATATCCTTCGATGGAACGGCGAGGCCAAGATCCGCGAACTGCTGTTGCATCGCGGTTATCCCCGCGCCGCCTTGGGCGAGCATCGGGAGCAGTTCGACGCCCGCCTTCCCGAAGGCCTTCATCGCGGTCGTGGCCCGCTTCGATGGGTCGGGGATCGACGCGATGCCATCGGCCAAAAGCTTCACCCGCTCGTCGGGAGACGCGGCTAAGAATGTCGCGGCGGACAGGCCCATCTGGTCGAGGGCGGCGGTGGCTTCGGACGATCCTTTGCCAACCGCGTCCGCGAACTTGGCCACGCCTATCAGGCCCTTGGTGAGTGCCTCGGCGCTGGCGCCGGTGTCCTCGGCCACGTGGGTGAGGGTCGAGAGCGATTCGACGGACAGGCCCGTGCGAATCGAAGCGTCTTCGAGGTCGCCGGCGTAATCGCTCCACGACTGGGCGGCGGCGAGCACCGGGCCGACGATCGCGGCACCGGCGGCGGCGATCGCGGCGCCGGCCACCATGGTGGTGCGGCCCATGGATTCGAGCCGCTCGGATACAGCTTCGATCACCTTACTGGCCTTGTCTTCGGCGGTGATCTCCCACCACGCCCGACCCGCTTTTACCGTCGATGCGCCGGGCATGTTAGGTTCCGAAATAGAGTTCGACGAGGATCACATCGTTGGTCGTGCCGCTGATGTCCAGGTTCTTGGCGGAGCCGGAGACCGCGGGCTTGCTCGACGCGACGGCGTTGATGATGCTGATGATGGTCTCGCCGGGGCGCACGTCGATGTCGTTGCCGCTGCCGAACATGGCGTAACCGTTCGACGCGCCCGGAGCCACGTTGACGGCGCCCGCGTTGGTTGTCGGGCAACTGAGGCGGACGGCGACAAGTCGCTTGCCACTGGCGTCGATCGTCCGCGATGCGGCGATCGGCAGGGCCGCGCCGGCCGCTGCGGTGAGGTCAATCGTGGTCGTGCCGCTGATGGTGATGCGGCGGACGATCGGCGAGACCTCCAGCTTGGGCGTCGACTGGGCGTCGAGACTCGCGGTCATGTCCGCGCCGGTCACGGCCAGGGTCCGCTGCGAGACGCTCGCGCCGCTCGGCGCTTCGGACTGCGAGAAGACCTCGGAGCCGGCGAGGGACAAGGCGGCGGTTAGGTAGGTGTTGCTCATTGGGTTCCTGCTTCGGCGTAAAGGTCCGGGTATTTGTCCGCCGCTTCGACCATCGCGGGCGCGACGAACGGACGGGCGTCGATGTTGGCCGCGACGAACTTCGGCCCCCACACTTCGTCGTGCAGCCGCTGGGCGCGGGCGGCTTGGGCGGGCGTTTCGATCGGCACAAATACCACCATCCGCTCGTCGCCCTTTCGGTCGACCACGAACTTCTGCGCGGTGCCGCCAAGGCGCCCACGATTCACGTGCGGCGCTTCGCGGGACTGGCCCCACTTAGGGCTGGCGGTTGTTCGCTTTTGGTCGACTTCGATGGGGCCGCTTCCGCCGACGCGCATCTTTCGCCAGAGCTCGTTGTATCGCTTGCCTCCGCCGTATTCCATCATTTCGGGGACCGTCGTCGGTCCGGAAAGCATCTGGTCGGCGCCAATGCGAATTGGGCCGACGACGACGGAATCGGCCGACGGGTCGTACGCGAACTGCACGTTCTTCAGGGTCGCGTACCGACTTTCGCTATGGACGGTTGGCGTCTCGCCGGGGCGGCTCTTTCGCTTGCGTTTGCGGGGCTTGCGGCGGATGACTTTGCGCGAGAGGGCTCCAGCCGTTTTGAGCGCTGCAAGCCGCTTGGCGGTGAGCCGCTGCTTAACTTCTTCCCGGTCGAAAAAGAAGTCTTTGATTTTGGCTTTAAGTGTTAAGCTCATTCGGCATCCTCCGGAAACATGCCACGCATCGCGAGCAACTGGCCGACGGTCAGCGGATTGCCGCGAGCCTTGCCGGCGCGGCGCCACGGATTGAAGTCGGCGGGCGAAAGGCGCTTGGCGGCCTTCGGATTCTGCGCGGCGATGGTGGCGTAGATCATGCTGCTTGTGTGCTCCCATCGGTCGCGGCTGCGGGCCTCGGCCATCGTCGCCAGTTGCCACCAGGTCAGCGGTCCGGGGTCGACTCCGAGTTCGCCGGCAAGGCGGTAGACGATCCGCCAGGGATCACCGGCAACGGCTCGGCCTCGATCTGCTCGCGTGCTTGCGTCCACACGCTCGCGGCGATCTGGTCCCGCTTCTGACGCATTGCCCGCAGGGCCTTGGCCGCTTCCGGGCCCTGCGTGGCCTCGAAAAAAACCTCGATCTCCGTCAGCAGGTCGGCAAGTCCATCGGCGAGCACTTGGCCCGCGAGAAGTTCCCCGAACTGCTCGTCGGTCAGCCCGGCCGCGTCGGCCTGCGGCTTGACCGCCACGTAGAGCACGTCGCACGCGGATTGGGGCGAGAGAATCACCCGCTTCACGCCCTCGGCGACGGAGCCGCCGGCGAGCAAATCGAGCAGGTCCACGTCGAGCATCGTCTTGATTCGCTTCAGGGCCGCGATGGACAGCGTACAGTCCCACGAGCGGCCGGTTTTGTCTTTGAACATGATGTCTCCTGATGGTGGTGGTGGCGAGCGAACCGTCGCGGCTTACGGCGTACCGGTGGTCGTGACCGTGACCCACGAGGGCAGTACCAGAGCGCCGGCGGAGATGGCCCGCGTGACCTTGATCGTGACATCGTAGAGCGTCACGTCGTCGAGGGATTCGGACCGCTGGAAGCTGGTGATGATGCCCGCGAACTTGACATATTGGGTGCCGGCGCTGGCGATCGCGCCGGAGGCGACGGCGTAGTGGATCGGCGTGCGGGCGTAGTAGCCCTGCTGCAGCGCGACGAAATCGGCGTCCCCGTAATCGCCAATCATCTGAAAGGTTAGTTCGAGCGTCTGGAGACCGGCGTCGCTCATCGCGAAACCGCCGCCGTCGCGGGCGGAAACGTCGACATCGGTCATGGAGTCGGCGACGGCCAAGTCGCGGCAGTTGGCAATTTCGTTCCAGGTCGGAGAGGCGACCGTGCCCGTGTTGCGATAGAGCTTGGCCTCGTGGCCCATCACGTGCGTCTGCGAGAGCGTCATACAAATATCCTTATAGTTTGTCGATTACGCGGAAAGTGAGACGGCCCCAGGCGTACCATCGCCCGCCGTCTTTCAGTTGCTTGCGTGATGGGAGCTGGATTTGCGAGGCCACTTGCGTCGCGGGCACAGTCGAGACGCGGGCGGCCTGCGTGTAGTAGTACCGCTCGATTCGTTCGAGCACGGTGGTTAGTCCGTCGGTGTCGACGAGTTCCGCGCCGATGACCGGCAGTTTCGCCGTGCAGTGAATGATCAGGTCGGTGTCGGTCTGGAGGTATCCACGAGCAAGGCGTTCGGTCCGCTGCCCATCGCAAATGACGGCGACGCGCAGCGGACCATCGGTTTGATTGACGGTTTCGAACCACTTGGGCACCGGGACGAACGGCCAGTCGGTGCCGAAATAGCCGGTCCCGGCGGCCGTGAAGTCGGCGATCACTCCGTCGCGGATATCGGTGGCGATCACGTGGTCCGCTCCGCGAGTTTGACGAGCACTTCGATTCGGTTCCCGAAGGCGTCCGAGTCGCGCCACCAACGCTCGCCGTCGATCGGCAGCACGTCGTACCGCGAGGTCACGCCGCCCACCGTGATGGTCGCCACGTCGCCGCGTTGCGGCAGGCCCAAGGAGTCCAAGGCATCGCGGCGGAACGTGAGACGCATCTCGAACCCGTACAGGCTGTTCTCCTCCGCTCCGGCGTCGTAGGGCTTGTGGCGGCCGATGGTCGCCGCAATGCCCACGGTCGACGCGCCGCGCGAGTACGCGACCGCCGACGAAGCGTGGTCGACGAGCTGAGCGTCGAGCCACGCCATACCGGATTGGAGGAGGTTCGCCATTGGCTTAGCTCGGCAGCAAAGGCGAGGTGTAGACCTGGGTCGCGCTCGAGCCGATGAACGTCGCGATCGTTCGCGCGGCCATCGAAATCGCGGCGTTCGCGGACAGCACGTTGATGGTGCCGCCCGACGCCGGGTAGACCTTCAGCACCGCGTTGTCGACGTTCTTCACGATCACGTACTGCCCGGCGCCGAGCGCGGGCAGGATCACGCCCTTGGTCGCATCGGCCCCGGTGGCGAGGATAAAGGTCTTGCCTGCGGGAATCGCTGCCGCGTCGCCCTGCACGGAACCAGCGGCCACCACGGTGCGCTGCACGAGACGACCAGACGGCGATTCGGCGAGACGCACGCGGACGTAGGAGTCGCCGGAGACAGCGGCTGCGGTGGCGTAGCCGATGAAGGACACACCGCCGCCGTCGTTGGCCGTCGCCGCGCCGCTGGAGGCGTCGCCCGTGACCGGAGTCCCGTCGGTCTGCCAGTAGACTTCGGCGCCCTGGGCGATGGCCCCGGTCTCCTTCGGGATGTCGAAAATCCCTTCGAGAGCCAAGGCTCCGAGTTCGTTGGCGGCCAGGTTGACGTAGAGGGGAAGGGCGCGGTTGCCAATCACAACCATGTCGCCGGCGGTCTTGGCCGACCCCGGCGTGTAATCTTGCACGTCGCCGTTAGCGACGCTTTTGGCGGGAGTCTGAGGCATCAGAAAATCCTTTGTATAAGACTAGGCGTGTCAATGAATGGACGGTGCGGAGCGGCGAGCGGCCTACGTGCCGGTCGACCACGCGGCGGCGGTCGGGTCTTCGAGGCCGACACCGAAATCAATGAACCCTCGGAACTGCATCCCCAATTGGGCGAAGTCGGTCTCGCCCGATTGGATCGTCGGAGACTGGGCGCCGTTCAGGAACGCCACGCCCAGAGCCGCACGTTCGGCCGGGTCGGCGAAGAGTCCGAATCCGGTCGAGGTCTGGCCGGAGAGCCCCACGCCGTCCTGGTCGCGGATGCGGGTGTTGTTGATGTAGGGAGACGACACCGGCTCGTAGAGACCCGCGAACGGGTTGCGGGCCGGCTGGAGCTTGTCGGCGCTCGTCGTGCCGGTGATTACCGTCTCGTTGTACAGGTTTTCAGCGGTCGTCTTGATCGCGCTGCCGACCAGCAAAACGCGGGGCTGGATCAGCACAGGCTTGCCCTGCGAATCGACTTGGTCGTTGAATTTCGCCGCGAGGGCCGCCAGCGAGGTCAGCGACAAGGCCCCGGCGCCGGTCAAGTAGTTGCCGTTGCCGCTCGTGAACAGCGTCGAGTTGATCGAGCCCAAGAGAAGCACGTAGACCGCCTCCTCGATCCGGATGGCGGCCATGCGGCCGAGCTGCTGCGCGATCTGCAAGAACGCGCCCAGGTCGTCGTTCACCATGTCCCGGCGGGTCAGCGAGATTATTGTCCCGAAGGTGTCGAGCTTCTTGGTGAAGCTCGTCTCCGAGAACGTGGAAAGCTTGAGTTCACCGCTGGCGCCGACCTTCTTGAACGCCCCGTCCGCGTCCATGCGGTAGAGCGAATTGATCTTGAAATCGCTGTGGCTGCGGACCGCCGCGATGCGATTCCACGTCGCCCCGACGGCGAGGTAGGACGCGAGCATCGCTTTGTTCGCGGTGTTCGACAGGATGCCCGACAGGTTGACCGTGCTGAAGGCGTCGAACGTGAGCAGCTTTTGCTGGGCCTTGAACGCGGCCTCGACGAGGGACTCTTTGTCGCCGGGGTGGGCGTAAACACCGCCGGCGCTCGCCACGGTGCCGAGCAGCTTGTGCAGCGTCATGCGGCGGTAGGCCGGAGCATCGGCGGCGGCGAGCACCTCGGGTCGGTAGGTGCGCTCGAGGTACGCGGAGCCGACATTGCTCGCAGCCCGCAGGATGCCCACTTCAAGAGCTTCGGGGTTGATGGCGGACGCGGTGACGTGGATCGCCGGAGCCTCGGGGCGCGCCGCTCGGCGGCACTCGAGTTCGACCCGATCGCGATTCCACGATTGGGCGATCGCGCTCGCGCGAATCGTCGCGAGGGCCTGCGGTTCGACGCGGGACTCGAACGATGCAAGCACCGCGGCGGCTTCCTGCTGGTCGCGGGCCGCAGCCATCGCTTGCGAGACGGCGGAGGCCACGATCGCGGAGACATCGACGGGCGGCGCGGCGGCTTGGATCGGCTTCGCGGCCGGCGGGGCCTGCTCGGCGTCGTAGGCCGCGCGGAGCGTCGCGGATTGATCGGCGGTCAGTTGGGCGGCATCCCACCCTCGGGCTTGTAGCCATTGTTCGTACGTCATCACTGCACCTCGGTAGGATGCGGCCACTTGCGCCGCGGTACGACCGTCGGCGCCGATGGCGACAAAGGAAACTTCTCGTAACTCGCCCGCGCGGACGATAACCGCGGGGCCTGCGAATGTTCGGCCGTTGGCCGTTGCCGTCGCCCCGGCGTCGACTTGCTCGATTCGCGACGGCGAGACGCCGACCGACATCTGCCAGCGGAATCCGTTGGCGGCCAGGGCGGTAACTTCATTCGCCGCCGCGCCGACGCCCGACACTTGGCCGGAGACGCGGATCGAGTCGGGGCCGATGGCGGCTACGCCGTGGCCTACGATCTGCGAAGGGTCGTGCTGGTACAAAAACGGTATCGACTCGCTCGCGGCGGTCAGGCCGGCGAGGTCGATAACCACGGGCTGGCGGTAATTGGCCTTCATGGCGCCGCCGGTGTAGGCGACGCCGGCGAACTGCTTGAGCCGCTTGTCGCCAGCGTCCACGCCCATTTCGGCTTGGACCCACTCGACGGGCGCGGCGGCCAGTAGGATCGTCTCGTCACGCATCTGCGGCGGTCTCCTCGTCGCTGGTGTCTTCGGCCGTGTCGTCGTCTTCGGC